CGTTACTGTAACCAGGGAGAGAAATATAATTTAGGCTCACAATAAAACCACTCCACACAACGACTCCTAAACGAACAAATAGACTGATAATTGCTAGTTGTTCTTCTTTATCATCTAAACCTTCTTTTATTTTTTGAAGGGGGTTTTTCTTTTTTTCTTCTGCCATAAGTAGTTTTATTAGTCATACTAGACATAATTAAGAATTTAAGCAAATGACAGAGGTACAAGCAGCTTTACTAGGAGCAGCAGCTACAGCTTTTGTTATGGTCTTGTCAAACATGAGCAACCGTAGAGAACGTACCATAATAGATATTTACAACAGATTAAACCAGTTATCGCAAGCGGTTAGTAGGTTAGAAGGACAAAACCGATAATGTTTGTTATGTTTGGGATACGTAACACAAGCAAATGGTAAAAATTTTTAAACCTATCCTTCTTGTTTTTATAAAATCAAAAGCAATGAAAAGATTAGTATTGGATCTGCTAAAGGCTCTAGCAAAACAAACGGACAATACAATAGACGATCAAGCAGTAAGTTTTATTGAAGCCAGACTCTATCCAGGGTCTACAACATCCCTTCAGTAAAATGGAAGATGACGGGTTTATGAAAATGATTGGTAGTAAACTGCCTCCCGAAACAGAATTGGCAGTGGAAATGAGATGCAGAGAAGTTTGGGCTTGTGAAGATATAGAACAAATAAAAGCCTTCTGTATAGACATGATGAAAAATCATGCAAGGGCTGAAGCTGTGCTATCTACTGCAATGATGCGTGTAATAGAATTAGAGTCGAGATTAGCTGCTATAAAAACACCTACAAGAAAACACACAGGACTGCATAGAGTTAGCTGGTGGATCGAGCAATTACAAATGCACTGGAAATACAGAAAAGTAACAAAAAAGTATCCTAAATAATTATTCTTTGTCTGTTATATCTATCCATTTAGGAATAGTAGGAAAGCGTTCTTCTGGGGTATAAGGATAAGCATATTGATAAGTTTTTTTAGTGTTGGGGTTGTAAAAAATCATACCCACATATTTATTCTCTGGAAAATAAGGCTTACTCATAATTGAATTTTAACTTTCGCCATTTTTTCTGCCATCAATTCTTCTTTGTACAGATTCTCTCCACAACAATTCATCTTTTGCTTCGGCTATTTTATATTCTGCACTAGAAAGTTCACGTTGTAATTGACTATAAGCTGCTTGTCTAACCCAGGCTGTACCTCTGATTCCTGCTTTTTTAGCTTTCTCTTCAATTAATTTTGACCTATGTGGATCTATTAAAACTTGATAGTAATTTTTGTTGCCGTGCTTTAATGCCATTTAATAAAACTCTCTTGTACTACTCTACCACCAAAAAGGCAAATCGGCTTTATCAACTTGCTTTTTTACATAATTTTTTCTAGCTTGTTTCCTTTGGGTCGATTTACCTTCATGTACTTCTCTAGCTTTTTTTAGAAATTCTACAGCCCTGGATAAGTCTCCTGTTCTGGACTTTCTAACTTCAGCATATAGGTTTTGGATAATCTGTACTCTTAAATTCTTTTGCATAGGCAACAGCCATAACCTCATGGAGTGTCTTATAGTATGCTACCCCAGTATTACTTTGATAGCACCAACCTTTTGTAGTATTCGAGATTTTAACCATTGCGTTTAGTCCATTCTGAAATAAGTTTTTTTAGCTCTTCTATTCGTTTTTGAGCAGCTTCAATTCGTTGTTCTTTGGTCAATGTGTTTCCTCCCAAGTGTTTCCTACAGATACTTCAGCAACAGCAGGAACTCTGCCTAACCATTTTGATTCTGCATTTTCCATAATATCCTTTAGTTTTGTAGCCCATGCATCAGCAAACTGCTCCTTAACTAAAAGTATTAATTCATCATGTACTGCTGCTGCAATCTTTACTTTATCTTCGCCACACTCCTTAACTTCTGTCCATAAGTTTCCTAATGCACACTTTAGTATGGCAGCACCAGCACCTTGAATTGGAGTGTTACATCTAACAGTTACTCTGTTAAGATCGCCTTTAAGATACCTACGCATATTCGATAAAGGAATACGAGTCTCAGCCCATTCATTACCATTAGAGTTCTTTGCAATCTGATAATTTTTATTCTGCCAAGCGTGGACACCTTTATAGGTACGCAACCAGTTATCACGAACTGTTTTTGCTTCTTCGAGCGTCATCAAAACACCACTACTACCAGCGTAGTTACGCAAACCTTCTGCTCCTGCTCCGTAAAGCAAACCAAAATTAGCAGATTTAGCTATCTGTCTATCACAACCCATCTTTTCAGCAGTATAGTCATGTAAATCTTCGCCTTTAATAAAAGCCTGGATCATATTTTCATCTTTAGCTAATGCAGCAGCAAGACGTAACTCCATCTGTGAAAAGTCAGCATCAACTATTTTCCAACCTTCTGGAGCTTCTACACATTGTCTGAACTCAGAATCTCTAGGTATCTGTTGATTATTAGGTTTAATACTAGACATACGGCCTGTATCAGCACCTAACTGCATATAGGAGGCTTTGACGTAACCTTTATCATCTAACTTTTCTAAAATACTTGTAATCATCTGTCTACGTTTTTCTGTTTTCTTCCAAACTAAATAAGTCTGGATAATCTCAGAATCAGCAGCAAAAGCTCTTAATGTTTGTCTTGACGCACTAGGTTTACCAGTAGCATCTACAGGTGGAGTACCAAGTATTAAAGTAAACTTTTCTAATAGTTGTTTAGGACTATTAATATTAAAGCCAGCATACTTTTTAGTACCTAATCTTATAGAACCTTCGTCTTTCGCACGTAAATTAAACGATCCATCACGCTCTCGTGGTAACTTATTTGGTTCGGGTAAGGCATTATCAAGTTCACGCAAAAATTCTTTAGACATTTCTTTTAAATCATCTTCATAATCAATACGTCTTTGTTCAAGTGCAGTACGATTCCAGGGAAGTCCAGTTCTCCACATCTGAGCCATAGCTGGTAAAGCTAAACACTCTAGTGTGTATGCTTCCATAAGTTGATCGCTTTGTAATTTACTATCTAATATCTGATCTAGTTCAAGTAATACTTCTATATCTTTAGCAGCATATTCAAGTTGAGCCTGACTTAAAACATCAGCACCCCAATTAGAAGCCTGTTGTTCTTTTGAGATGTCTAAATCTAAATATCTCTTCGCCACATGAGCTAAACCATTCTGAGTTTTTGGTATGCCATTGGTAAGTAAACGACTTGCTAACATACTACATCTGACCTTGCCTCTAATATCAATGTCATGTTCCTGTAGCCAACCAATATCGAATACAGCGTTATGTGCGAGCCAAAATCTAGCTCCATTGGTAAAGAATCTTTTTAAGTAATTCCAATTATTTTCTGTAAGTTCAAAACAGTCAATAACAACTATAGTTTTTAAGGTATAGCAACCTAGTTGAAGTAACCTTAACTTACCTTTTTCTGGCTGTAGCTGTAGTGTTTCTGTATCAAACGCAAGACTAGAAGCTGCGTGGAGGCGATGAAGCTCTTTGATTCCGTAGAAAACGGAGTAGTTTTGTTGTGTCATGGGTAGCGACAATATGTTTGTATTTGTTACTGTACTACAATAATAGGCTTATGTCCACTTTTCTATTTTCTTTTGTAAGGACATACCATCTAAACAGGTGTAAATAAGAACATCTACACCACAGGTTATGGCTTGTAAAACTTCGCTATGAAAATAAGTTTTATCTTCATAATCAACCTGGTCAACATCTATGACTCTATTAAGAGCATCATATTTTGTATAACGAACAGAAGCCAATGGAGCATCCTTCCTGTCTCGATGACAGTAAATTACTACTTGTGTATCTCTCATTTCCAGGTTTTCCACGCATCTTTATTGCTGCCTCGCACGGGGGAATATGTATCACCTGTCGCATTGGTAGTACTTTCATGTTGTGGTAAGGGTTTATCAATGCGACACTTATCTTTTTCTTTTTCTTGTCGCATTGCTTTATCCGTACCAATGTGACAGCTTTCTTTTTTATCTACCTGTCGCATTGCTAAATCACTGTTATCACTAGGCTTTCCATTCAATGCGACAGATTTTTTATCTCCCCGCACGAGGATAGCTTTGTAGTAGTTAGTGGGTCGACCACCATTTACCGATGGTTTTTGTTCCCAAACTTGAATTAATCCTCTATCAACTAACCTTTCTAATGATTTTCTGATAGCAGTAACATTACCACCGATTAATGGATCGGCATTAAGATCAATTCTGGATCTAGTTTCTGGATAAACAGTTCTAAGTTTTTCAAGTATGCGATCAATTATTGAAGCAGGAGAGGAATTTTCTACTTTTGGTTTGTAATCTTTTAACTCAAAACTAAGATCACTTAATTGTTTTAGAAGTAAACAACTACCCATACGACTAAATCTACTTTTTTCAACTCTAATAATTCTTGTATTGCTTCCTAATTGTTCAGACATTTCTTTATCTGGTTTGCTAAGTTTCCAAGTCTCATCTACAGCATCTCTAATAGAACTTGTACCTCTAAATCCACCTTGTTTGTTGGCATGATGAATAACAAGAATAGTAGTAGCAGGAAAACTATGACCATTGTTATTGGTAATTCTGTATAGCGGAGATGCAAAAGAACTTTTATTCTCATCAAAAGCTCTACCAGCAGAAGAACCGATTAAAGAGTCGATAATTACTAATGTTGGTTTGTGCTTTTTAATTAACTGTGCAAAATAATATTCACGTTTAATTTGAAAACCATTAATAACAACAGTATTGTTATCCATCTTGTAATCCTGTTCCCTTAACTGCTCACGCAACTGAACCTTTGGTTGGTCAGCATTAAGAATCAAAACTTTACCTTTTTGTATTGGAACGATATTGTTCTGAACCTCAAAAGGTATGCCAAGAGATATATGTTTAGCTAAAGCCCAGGCAGCCATTGATTTACCATCACCACCAGCACCATAAAGTAGAAATACAGCAGGAGTAGGAAGTATCTCAGGTATCACATAGCTACGAGATAAATCTTCAGCATCTAGTTCAGAGGCAGTCATTTCCTCACTACCTAAATCAAATGCTTCACTACTCATCAAACAACTTTCAAGTCTTTCAAGATCCTTAAATTCATTATCAATAGCTAATTGGTGCATTAAGAAGTCTTGTTCTCCTGGATCGGCAACATCTTCACAGATACGCATATATTCTTTCTTCACATCTTGGAAGGACATTTTTACCCTTCTAGTTCTAACCATCAACTCGTTTTGAGCTTTCTGGACAATATCTAAACTTGCAGGAGTAAAACGTAATCTTTTTGGATCGACTTCATCAGCATCAAATATTAATGACCCTATGCCCCTTCCAGAGCCTTTAAAGGACTTCCAGACAGCTTCGCATGGATTATGCTTATCCCAATCATTAATGTAATCAGGATCGTTTTTAGACCATACTGACCAAAGTTCTAAACCAACATCATTAGGTATCTCAGAATGGATAG